GGTTCGACCCCTGCCACGTCAGCGAGGCGGGCGGTCCCCTCTTCAGGAGGGGTCCTCCGCACAATTCCATACCACCCGACCCTGCCGGGGTCGGGTTTTTCTTTGAGAGGAGGACGAGGATGCTGGACCGACACGATGTCGAGAACGCGAAGAACCTTGTCCGGGAACGGCTCGAGGCGCCGTACGTCTACGGCGGGATGTTCGATCCGTACAACAAGCAGCAGGGAACGGACTGCTCGGGTGTGTGGCAGGACGTACTAGCCACCGCGACCGGGAACCTGATCTGGGGACGGGAGGCGCAGGGCGCTACCACCGAGGATTACCGGTACATCCCGGTCGGCGGTGTCGGACCGTTCGGCACGGTCCGGGTCGCGTCCCCGCACGACTTCCCGCCGGATGCGGCGGCGAAACTCGCGTTCCACCACGAAGGTAACGGCGGAGCCGCCTCGCACATGTGGGGCGAGCTGGACGGGATGAGGATCGAGTCCGCCGGGAGCAAAGGGCTGGTGACCCAGCCCGAGGCGTGGCCGGTGGATCACCCGTACGCGAACGCCTGGGCGTACCTGCCGGGTCCGATCTCAGACCTGTCCCGCGAGGACCGGTACGCGCTGGCGACGATCAAGGAGGGTCGTCGGCTAGGGATCTCCCGGAAGGGGATCTGTATCGCGTTGTCGGTGGAGCTGGTCGAGACGAACCTGACGATGTACGCGAACTCGAACGTCCCGGAGTCGCTGAACTTCCCGCACGACGCGGTCGGATCGGATCACGATTCGACCGGGCTGTTCCAGCAGCGCCAGGCGTGGGGTCCGCTGTCGGAGACGATGGATCCGACGTTGTCGGCCCGGTTGTTCTTCCTAGGCGGGCACGCCGGTCAGCGTGGGCTGACCGACTTCCCGTACAACTCAGACGCCCGGACGCCGGGCGGATGGGCTCAGGCGGTGCAGGTGTCGGCGTTCCCGGACCGGTACGACGAGAGATGGGCAGAGGCCCAGGAGATCTACGACCGTCTGGTCGGTTTGACAAAAGAGGAGGGACCGCTGATGGCACTCAGCGAGCAGGAGCAGCGGGAGCTGCTCGACGGGGTTCGGTATGTCCGGGCCCAGCTCGGCCCGAAGGACCCGGCGTGGTCGCCGGCGTCGTCGTTCGGCGTGGACGCCGACGGCAACGAGCTGACGTTCCGGGACGGCATGGCCGCCCTGAAGCGTCTGACGGACACGCAGGCCGCGGTGATGCTGGCCGCTATCGCGGCCTCGAATCCCGAGGTACTGCAGGACTACATCGACAAGAATCGAGGTGACCAGTGACGACGAAGGAGATCACCGTCACGGTCGACTGGCCGAAGATCGCGAAGACGGTCTCGGCCGGCCTCGCCGCCGCGTTCGGCGCGGCGACGGCGGTCGCGTCTGGACCGGACCTGTCTGTGCTGGACGTCGGCGACTGGCTGGCGGCTCTGGGGACCGGGTTCGCCGCGTCGGCCGCGGCGTGGCGCGGGACCGGCACGTCCCGGATCGCGGAGAAGATCCGCGGCCGGAAGTCGGCCCCGGTGGCCGACGAGGTGCTGGAGGACACGAAGGATCTGAGTGATCTGATCGAGCAGGTGCTCGGGATCACGGTGCCGAAGGTCGGCGACGGTGAGTCGTGATCTGGCGCTGGTGTTCCGCGGGACCGGCGGTATTATCGGTGAGGACTACGTGTCCCGCGTCTGCCAGGGCGCTGAGGATCTGGTGGAAGAGGTTCATCCGAAGTTCCCGGCCACGATGGGTGGCTTGCCGGTAGGTGCGGCGACGGATCCGGGAGATCCGTCGATGCAACGGGCGGTGGACACCGCCGTCTCGGACGCGATCGACATCATCAACGGATCCGGCGACCGTCGGATCGTGGTCGGCGGGTATTCGGCCGGGGCGGTCGCCGCGGCGAGGGTCCGCGAGTTCATCGCGAAGACCTGTCCGGAACGGTACGTGTGTTCGTTCTCGTTCGGCGACCCGACCCGCCCCGAGGGCGGGGCGTATTTCGCCGGGACTCCGGCGCCGGGTCACGGCATCTCGACCTGGCGGTACGGTGACGTTACCGACTGGCGGCACTGCTGGCTGGCTCAGCCGGGTGACATGTACGCGTCGGTGCCGTCGGGAGATACCGGGCTGATCCTCGGGGACTTCTACGACATCGTGACGCGGGTCCAGTTGTCGGACCCGGTCGGGACGCTGTCGGCGATCTTGATGAAGCTACCGGACATTCTGACCCACGCCGGGATCCTCGGGGATGCCCGGCACGATGTGTCGGAGCCGGTGCTGAACATCATCGGTGGTCTGCTCGGTGGCGGCCAGTCCCCGCAGGACTGGCTGGGTGGCCTTCTGAACGTCCCGAACCCGGCCGGGCTGGGCAATCCCCTGCTGCTGGCGTACAACTCGCTGGTGGGCCTTCTGGACGGTGAACCGGACGACATCGCGGCGGCGATCAACGCCGCGGTGGTGGCGATCCAGTTCGCGGCGTCCGGTACGGCGCCGCACATCACATACGAGACGGCCCAGGTGTGGCCGGGACAGACGTATCTCGGGCTGGCCATCCAGCACGTCCGTGACTGGTGTTCGAGAACTTGACATAGAACGGAGGTGAGGCGTGGCTCGTTTCCCCGGCGGTAACGGCGAGCTGACGCCTCAACCACCGCACATCATGGGCCCGACTTGGGCCAGGAACACAGACGGGTCGTGGCACCTGCCGGAGAACACGCTCGGCTGGGGCGTCATCAACTGGTGGGGTAAGTACGTCAAGTCCCCCGGCGGCGATCACGCCGGCGAGGCGTTTATGCCGACGCTGGAGCAGGCCCGGTTCACGCTGTGGTGGTACGCCGTTGACGACGAAGGTAACTACACGTTCCGCGAGGGCCTCTTCCGGCGTCTGAAGGGCCACGGCAAGGACCCGTTCGCCGCGGCGCTGTCTCTCGCAGAGCTGTGTGGCCCGGTGGCGTTCTCTCACTTCGATGAGAGCGGTAACCCGGTCGGTAAGGCACGGCACGCGGCGTGGGTGACCGTCGCCGCGGTGTCGCAGGATCAGACGAAGAACACGTTCTCGCTGTTCCCGACGATGATCTCGAAGGAGCTCAAGTCCGACTACGGACTTGATGTGAACCGGTTCATCATCTACTCGGAGGCCGGTGGGCGGCTGGAGGCCGCCACGACCTCACCAGGATCGATGGAGGGCAACCGCCCGACGTTCGTGGTGGAGAACGAGGCACTCGCACTCGACACCCCGATCCCCACACCCGACGGTTGGGTCAGTATGGGCGACATCCAAACCGGAGACATCATCTTCGGTTCGGACGGGGCGCCAGTCGAAGTCACCAAAGCGCTACCGGTCCAACACGGTCGGGACTGCTACGAGGTTGTCTTCTCGGACGGGACTTCTATCGTCGCAAGCGACGGGCATCTGTGGCAGACGAGCGTCGTCGGATCTGCGGCTAAACCGAAGATCCGCACTACCCAAGAGATGTTCGAGGACGGGCGAAAGTTCGCTGTTCCCCGCTCTGGGGCTCGGAAGACCTCTGACGTTGATCTACCGGTAGATCCCTATTTACTCGGGGTCTGGCTCGGGGATGGTTCCACCGGAGATTGCAATATCGCTGTTGGAGACAAGGATGTCGAGGAGTTGGAGAAGCAACTAGCAGACCGAGGGATCACCACCCACCTGATGAAATCTGCGGAAGGCAAAGCCAAGAGGCTTTCGTTCTCGAACCAATCCGGGTTCCAAGGGGCTAACCGCCCCGGTCCTGCTGTCGAGATGCGGAAGTTGGAATGCTTCCAGAGCAAACACATCCCCCAGGAGTATATGCAAGCTGGCTTAAACCAGCGAGAAGAACTCCTACGGGGGCTCATGGACACAGATGGATGCGCCTCAGACCGTGGCCAGTGCATCTTCATCGGTCGTAAGCGTTTGTCGGAAGATGTTGTTGAGCTCCTACGGAGCTTGGGACAGCTCCCGTCTATCTCGTTTGTCGAAGATTCACGCAGCCGCGAAGGTGGCTACTACCGGGTTACATTCACTCCGTGGAGAATCCAGCCGTTTGCTCTCAAACGGAAGGCAGACCGTGTCCGGGGGTCGAAACGGGATTGGACCTCTATCAAAGAGATCCGACCCGTCGACAGTGTCCCGGTCCGGTGTATCGCGGTAGAGGCCGAAGACAGGCTGTTCCAAGCTGGTGTGTCTGGGCATACGACGCACAACACACAGTGGTGGGGAACGGGACCGGACGGCGCCGCTAACGAGGGCGTCGAGATGGACAAGATCATCGAGGGGAACGTCGCTAAGATCCCGTCGGCCCGGAAGCTGGCGATATGCAACGCCCACATCCCCGGCAACGACACCGTCGCCGAGAAGGTTTACGACACCTGGTGCGACATCGAGTCGGGTAAGGCCGTCGACACCGGCCTGCTGTATGACGCGATCGAGGCCCCGGCGGATACGCCGGTCTCGGAGATCCCGTCGGAGAAGGAAGATCCCGACGGTTACGAGAAGGGTATCGAGATGCTCCGCGAGGGGCTGGTGATCGCCCGCGGCGACTCGACGTGGCTGCCGGTGGACGAGATTATGATGTCGGTCCTCGACGTGAAGAACGACATCATCGAGTCCCGCCGGAAGTTCCTGAATCAGGTGAACGCCGCGGAGGATGCGTGGATCTCGTTCAGCGAGTGGGATCCGCTCGCGTTGACGGATCCGTTGTTCGCCCTGAAGAAGGGCGAGAAGGTCACTCTCGGGTTCGACGGATCGAAGTCGAACGACTGGTCGGCGCTGGTCGCGTGCCGCGTCAGCGACGGGATGTTGTTCCTGCTGAACGTCTGGGACCCGGAGAGGTACGGCGGGGAGATCCCCCGCGAGGACGTTGACGCCGCTGTGCGCTCGGCGTTCGACCGGTACGAGGTGGTGTCGTTCCGGGCGGACGTGAAGGAGTTCGAGGCGTACGTGGACCAGTGGGGCCACGATTTCAAACGCAAGGTGAAAGTGAAGGCGTCGCCGAACAATCCGGTCGCGTTCGATATGCGCGGGCAGAAGAAGAAGTTCGCGCTGGACTGTGAGCGGTTCTTGGACGCGGTGCTGGAGCGAGAGCTGAACCACGACGGGAACAAGGTGCTGCGTCAGCACATCTTGAACGCCCGTCGTCATCCGACGATCTACGACGCGATTTCCATCAGGAAAGCGAGCAAAGACAGCGGCAAGAAGATCGACGCCGCGGTCTGTTCCGTGCTGGCGTTTGGCGCCAGGCACGAATACCTAATGAGCAAACGAGCCAGAACAGGAAGGGCGGTGATTCTCCGCTAATGACGGCACCGCTTCAGGAGAAGATCACGGACGTCGATGACGCCCGTGACAAGATGATCGAGGATTTCGAGGCCAGCCAGAGCGGGTTATCGGACAACTCCGCGTATTACGACGCGGAGCGCCGACCGGAGGCGATCGGTATCACGGTCCCGGTCGAGATGCAGAAGCTGCTGGCTCACGTCGGGTATCCGCGGCTGTACGTGGATTCGATCGCGGACCGGTTGGAGATCGAGGGTTTCCGTCTCGGCGGCGCCGATAAGGCCGATGAGGAGCTGTGGGACTGGTATCAGGCTAACGGTCTCGACGTTGCTGCCCCGTTGGGGCATGTTGAGACGTTGATCCACGGCGCTACGTATATCACGTTGTCCCAGGCCGATCCGAAGATCGATATCGGTGTGGACCCGGAGGTTCCGATCATCCGGGTGGAGCCACCGACGTCGTTGTA